GTTTATGGAAATACTACCAAAATAGAAAAAACAGGAATGAAACTCAATACTATTCTTGAAAAATTTAATGAAGGTGGAGAAATTCATCAAGCACTAATGGGATTAGTAGGCGGCATGGGCAGCATTATGACTAATTTGTTTTATCCATTTGCCAAAGTTTTAAATGAAGCCATACCTGATTTGGGTGATTTCCAATCTGCTGTTGCAATAATTGAATCAGTTGCAGAGTTAAGTGAAGCTTTATCAAAATTCAGCACAGGATTTGGTAGTTTCATTGCAACCGTAGAAAAAATGCCAGAAATACCAGCTGATTTAAACGCAAAATTTACAAAAAGTTTACAATCAGTTGTTGGATTGACAACAATGCAAATTGGAGGTTTATCTGTTGCTGCATATTTAGAAAAACAAAATCCAGAAATGGAAAAACTTGCTAACGAAATGAACATATTTGCATCATATCTGTCAGAAATAAAAGATAGTTATAAAAATATAATAGATGATGTCAACGAAATTGGAAAAACAAATATTTCCGAAGAAATACTAAAAACACTTAATTCAAACATGCAAATATTTGGCAAGATTAACAACCCAACAGTTCCTGCAACTGGTGTTACGCAAGTCCCAGCTACGGCAAATGTATTTGCAGATGAAGCAACCAGAAAAAGATTTGCAGCTTCTGCGACTAATACAACACAAACAGCAGCTGTACCAGCAGACCCAAAAAGTCAATTAATGGCGAATAACAAACAAGCAGCTGTGAACAATGCTGCTACAACTCCTGCTGGTGCAGCAGTTGTTCAAGAAGAAAACTCTGAGCCAATTTTAGACACTTTGAAAAACATTAGTGAATCAATTAACAGTTTCTTAGCAGCAGCAGCAAGAGGTGGAGGCAGAGCTGTCACAGCAGGTTCGAATGTGCCATTTATTGATAGAATTGGTGTTGATCCAAAATTAGGCAAAAGAATGAATGGTGATTTTGCTGCTGGAGATGGAGTAAATGGAACATATACTGGTTAATAACTAATTTAATTATATTGAGGGAATTTAAAAATGTCAGAAGGAAGAGCAACAGGACCAACGGGAGCATTGAACGATATTGCTGATTGCTATATTCGTTCAAATACTTTCCAGATTTTCATGAACAACTTACCAGATATAACAGACAGTAAAGATGCTGGTTATGCTGAAGAAACTGGTATGGGTAGATCAACACCATTTAAGACGTTTAATTCTGGTGGATCTAGAAAAATAGGATGGAAATGTCATTTTATTTCATATGATCAGAATTCAATTAATCAAAATATATTAAATTTGAGAAATTTAGAATCTTGTGTTTATCCTAGAGCAGACCCTAATAATATTATTCCTTATATTCCACCTAAAATATTAAGCATTAAATGTGGCAGTTTAATAGCTGATACAGAAGTTACAGTTGTGTTATTGAGTTATAGTGTATCATTTCCATCTGATCAAGTGTGGAATGTAAATAGTGCAAATGGTAAATATCTTCCTTATAAGCTTGATGTAGATTTGAATTTTGAAATTGTTTACGACAGTAGATATTTACCCGGAGCAGATAGAATTATTCAATTGGGAGCATGATATGGCGTATCAAATATCAGTTTCAGAAACAGCAAAAGCTTCTAGTTATGTAAATTCTTTATCAAGATATAAAGATTCAACTGTTTTAGTCTATGGTGATGAAGAAAAATTAACATTTAGCACTTACAAAAGAACGGAGATACCAGCAAACCAATTTGACAAGTATACAGTCATTCCAGAAGGTTATGCGTATAGACCAGATCTTGTATCAAATAGCGTTTATGGGTATCCAGATTCTTGGTGGTTAATTATGCAAGCCAACAATATATATGACATAAAAGATTTTATTGCAGGTAAAACAATTAGGATACCAATAAATAACCAGTAATATGCCTATTAATTTAAAATATCCATCACTGCCGTCATTTATAGTAAATGGTAAAAATTACAATACATGCGGAAATATAAGACGACCATTACCCGATACGGGTCAAAATGGTTTGTCTCCAAACGCATCATATGAAAGTTATGCGCCGTTTATAGAAGCTAGATTCAGAATAATAAGGGAAAATCAAGCTAATTTTAGACAGCAAAATAATAATGGATATGTTTCTTATTATATAACAACAGGAAACTTTTTAGGAACAGATAGAGACAAAAGAGCTTTCATTAAATCTGCCAGCATGGGTATATCACAAAGTTACGGTGCAACATTAGAAATAATTGATACATCTGGTCAGGATTTCACAAGTTTTTATAATTCTGTTTATAGAGATCGTTGTGATGCCACACCTAGAAGAGGCGTTAAAAATACTGATATTATTAAAGTTTCTCTTAATTTTGGGTATGTTTTCACCAACAAGAATGGTGGTAACGCAATTTATCAACAAAGTTTTGTAGATAAACAGTCTTTGCCGGGAAAACCGATTGGACCTTATATTGATTTCCTTGTTACAAAAATAGATGTAACTTTTGATAATAACATTTGGAAATATAAACTAGAATTAAAAGGACCAGATGCCAAAATGGGTCAAAGAAGAACTCAAAATGTTCTGGGAAAATCTTCTCAAAAAATTCCTATATTAACATCTTTTGAACTGATGCAAGATGGAACATGTCCTCCAAAACCAACAAATGCTCCAAAACAAGGAAGCAGAATAGCGTTGGTAAGACAACCGCAAGGTCAAAATGGTGGTTGGTCTTATGCAAAACAAAAAAATGCTGATACTAATGCAGGAAGAAGTGGTGTTTATCCCGGTTATAACTTACCTGTGCTTGACGCTATAGCAAAAAATTTAAATAATTTTGTAACAGATCATACAAAAGGTGTGTTTTTATGTTATCCAAGTGGAGCAAATGACGAATGTTTATATTTAGTAGAAGCGGAAAGTACTGAATGTTTAATTGACAGAACAAAATATAGAAGCTGTAAAATAAAACAATTTGTAGGGACATATGTTGTTAACGGTGGCGACTTAAGTCCTGTAATATCATTTTCCCCAAAAATAGAATTTGTTGGTGTTCCAAACAGATTTGTTGGCGCTGCTCCGGGTGGAGCAAATAGCTCAAAATCTGTAATTATACAAGGTTGCAATCAAAATTCTGCAACTAACAATGAACCGGGAAAAGAAACTGTAGTTGCTGGAGCAGCTACTTCTAATAATAGAGAGTCTTCTCCACCGGCAGAAATAGGACAAAAAACAGCAGAAGCGGCATCTTTACATCTTGAAGCTGGAAATTTTTCTAAACCGATGTTGGGAGCTGTTACAGCAGATTTGACAATACAAGGTGATCCAAGATTTCTTTGGTCTTGGAACATTATAGGGTCTTTTATAAAAATAATATTTATAAACCCATTCACAGTTATTCAGTCAGATCTTTTTGATAATGGTAAAATCAATGGTGTCTGGCTTTCTCTGCCAACAATAAATGATCAGATATCATCTATTGCTTTTTTGATAAATGGTTGTGATCATGAATTATCAGATGGTAAATGGATTACTAAATTGAAATTAACTGGTGTGGAACAGAATAATAGAGCTTTAAAATCATAAGAAGGTAATTTGTATGGAAATTGATGATATTGTTAAAAAACTTCAAGAGCATGAAGACTTAATTGCTACGATGTGGGATACGACAGACAAGTTGCGTATTTCCGATTTAGTACAACCAATTAATAATTACGGAATTTATACAGCAATTTGCGTTAGCACATATGATGTATGGAAACAAAATGCAGTTCAATATTTTTCTCCAATTTTGCATAAGCCAACTATTCCTATTGAAGGATTACCTTGGGCATCAGCAATATCTTCGTTTGGTGGATTTGATGACTGTGGAGCATCATGGGTTCCTCCTGCTGGTTCAACAATAATTGTAGCTTTTGAAAATGGCATGAATGGTGCTGGTTATTATATTGGAACAACATGGACAAGAGATAGAGCACCGGGCGCATTAAACTATTTTGGCTATCCAATCATAGAATATAACGATATTTATGCAGGAAAAAGAAACGGATATCTTTGTGGAGCTAATGATGGATCACAAGTCATGCCTCCTTGGAACACAGAATCATACAATGGATTTGACATTGATTCAATTGAACAAATAATTTCTGACCCAAATATTCTTAAGAGAACGACAACGCCGAACATTTATGGTTTTAAAACTCCAGAAAAACACATGATGAAAATGGTTGATGGAGATCCTAGTTGCAACCGTAAATGGAAAAGATTAGAAATAATGAGCGGCAATGGCAACTGGATGTGCTTTAAAGATGACCATTTACACTATGGGGGTCAGTGGGCGCATCCAGCTTGTGCAAATTTTGCTAAAGATGGCGATACTAGTTGTATTCAAGGAGTTCCTAATCCTGAAGCGTTTTCTTATCAAGATTTTACACGTTTTCCTTTAGCAGGAAGTATATCTGATTTATTTAATCCTGATTATGAAGATAATCCGGTCATTGCTAAAAGCGAAGAAGTTGGTTGTTCTACAGATGATAGATCCACAATAATTGGTGGGGAACCTGAAAGTCAAATTAATCCAGACTCACAAATTGGTAGAAATCCATTTTTCAAACAACAAAGCGAATGCAGACCATATAAAGGTCCACAAACTCCACAAAATAATAAGTGTGATTTACCTCAAACAGGCATACAGTTTCTTTCTATTTCTGGTCACAGTTTTGTAATGGATGATTCTGTCCATCAGCCAAGAGGCAATATGGAATGGGATAGAAGCATTCGAGCATTTGATTTTGGTTGTGATGATAAATTTGTTGGTAGATCTTATTGGAAATCAACAACTGGACATTTAATTGAACTTAATGATATTGAAAGAGTTGGAACAAACACAGATAAAGTTAGAGCAGATAATAATGGAGTAAAAATAAAAAGTGCTTTAGGAAATCAAATATTTTTATGTGATGCTGTTGATGGTCTAAATTGCACAGACGCTGCTTCTTCAAAACAAGGTGTGAAAATAAATTCTACTAGTCAGCATGAAATTTTCCTTTGTGATGGAGGAAATCTTAGAGAATATCCTTGTAGAAGAGATGGTGCTGTTCCAGAGCCAAAAGCAACAGCTGCTTACATGCAATTAAGAACTGGTTATGGTTTGTCCATAAGAATGGATGATAGTTCTGATCAAAATAAAACATTAGGACAATATATTTCTATTACTGCGCCACAAAAGACAATAGAAAATGGTTCAAGACCACATCAAATTACATTAAGAGAAGGTTTTGAAGGCGTGGAAGAATCAGGATATATTCAAATAAGATCAGGTGGGAACCTATTCCTTTATGCTGAAGAAAACGCTCTTGAATATGTAAAAGGTCACAAAATGAATTATGTGGCAACTAATAGGTTTGATTATACAGAGCAAACATTCTATCACAAAGGAAAAGGCAACCATGTGATACAATTTGATGAAAAAATTTACCTGTTAGCTGGTAGAGATTATCCACCAATTCCACCAGATGAAGCAGAAAATCCACCTCCTGAGAATGTTTTGCAAATTGATTTGAATCAAGCTACAGATGATGCTACAGCAACAGATCCTGATCAGTGTATTCCGGGTGTGTTCCCAGTTCTCGTTTTAGTAAATGGATGTGTAAGAGCAAGTGATAGAGTTTATGCTTCTTGTAGCAATTCTGCTAGTGGTATTGGGCTTGGCGCTCTAAATATAACTGATAACTGTTTGCCGGGAGAAGATTTATGTTCTGGTGGTTTACCTCTTGAAGGAAATTAATAATGGCTGATTTAAAAGGTTTTCCATTTCCAATTTTTAAAAATCCATTAGGATTTTTCTATACTCAAATTGGCGCTAAAAACTTAAAAAGTGATTTGATTCAATTAATATTAACAAATCCCGGTGATAGAGTTATGTTGCCACAATATGGCACAGCTTTGAGAAAGTATATTTTTGAACAAAACACTGATGCCACAAAAAGTGCTATTGCAGGAGAAATATCTAATTCAATAAGCACTTGGGAACCAAGAATAACTGTAACAGCAATTACTGTAACAGATTTGGTTGAAAAAACTGAAGCTGGTTATAATTCGACAAACAAGAATGGAGTATTGATCCGAATTAACTATATAAATCCAGAGAAAATAAATATTATTGAAGAACTTGTGCTAGCAGTACCGTTCGAAGGGGGTTGACCGTGGAGAAGTGTCCGTTTGATTTAACGCCATATAAATCTGGGGCTAATGGCACAAGACCTCAAATTTTTTCATTAAATTACACCAATCAAGATTTCTGGTCAATGAAATCTCGATTGGTTGCTTATATTCAAGAAAAATTTGGTACAGAGTTCAATGACTTTGTTGAATCAAGTCTTGGTATCATGCTTATTGAAAACTGGGCATTTATTGCTGATACACTGTCCTTCAAGACAGATCAAATCGCCAATGAAGTGTTTATTGACACAGTTACAGAATTAGAAAACGCAATACGTCTAGCAAATCTAGTAGGATTTGTTCCAAAACCACCTATTGCTGGAAAAAGTCTTTGGACAGCAAGAGTTCCAAACACATACAACGTAGATCTTGTAATTCAAACTCCTTATGCTGTTGATATATTTAATAATAATGTTACAACGACAATTGAATTATTTGCTTCTGATGCTTTGGGAAGACCAATATTTGATGAAAACATAGTAATAACATCTGGATCATTAATTAATAGCAATATAGTTGGTATTGAAGGAAGAACATACACAGATACATTCGCAGGAACTGGTGGAACAGATCAAGCTTACTTATTAAACTTTTCTCCAGTGCTATTAGATTCAATTAGAGTAAGCGTTGACGGTGTCACTTGGGAACAAGTAAAATACTTTACAGAATCAGCTCCAAAGAGAGAATATAGAGTCGAATACAATTCTGATTATTCTGTTTTCATTATATTTGGCAATAATCGTGCTGGATACATTCCTCCAACTGGTTCAACTATTGTTGCAACCTATAGAGTCGGTGGTGGAACTTCTGGTAATATTGTTACAAATTTTGTAAATGCACAGTCATTAGTTTCAATTGAAGGCGAAGTTTTCAGTGCAGTTGTTAATTTTACCAATTATACAAAAGGTGAATACGGATACGATGGCGATACAATAGATGATATTAGATATAAACTTCCTATTTACAACCAAACACAAAATAGATGTGTATCAGGATCTGATTATAAAAATTATGCTAATTTGTTTGTGACTCCATATAATGGTGTTATGGGAAAAACAAATGCAGTTCTCAGACATTCTGGATGTAGTGCAAACATCATAGAACTTTATATTCTCACAAAAGTTAATAATTTTGATCTAGCTGTTTCTTCCAGTCAGTTCAAATATGAATTTACACAATACATGAATGAAAACAAGATGATGACAGATTATTTGTCAATACTTGATGGACAAATAATACTTTCAGATGTTTCTATCAATGTTGTAATTGATAAATATTACAAAAAGTTTGAAGACGACATCAGAGCAAACATAACAACAAGAATGCAAAACTTCTTCTCCCTTAACAATTGGGATTACAATCAAAATTTAAGAGACATTGATGTCATTAAGGCTTTGTCTGATATGCAACAGCCAAGAAGATATGATATTTATTTTACAACTTCTGATCCTGAAAATAGCGGAAAGCTTGTAAGGGCAAGATATTTTGAAATAATTAGACCAGATACTACGAGAATTAATTTTACCTATGAATAAGCTATACACAGATAACCCTAAAGTTAATGATAGGGTTGAATTTATATTCTTAACACCGGATGCAAATAAATGCTATCCAATAGATCCTTATTACATAGAAAACATCACAATTTTTTTCATTGAAAGAAATTATGCTTCCCCAAATATTCAAGAATACGATACTCAAATATCTCAAGCTAATTTAGAAGCTCGTTATCTTGTTCTAAAAAATATTGCCTGTGAGTATCCATCAGAAGAAAATGCTCAACTTGCAAACGATGCTTTTGATGCTTGGCAAAAAAGCATTGTTACTAATCCATTTTACTACGCAAATTCTCAAATAGTTTTTCAAGCTGGCAGTTCCACACAACCACTTTGGGTTCGTGGCGGAACAAATACAGATTCAATTGTAATCAAAGCACCAACAGATGAATTCCCTTATTGCAGATTTCAATTTTTTTGGGATGCTTTCAATGTAAGAGAAGGTGATTATTTCATTTGTTATAAATGGAAACCAAATCCATCTGGTGATACATTAAGCGCACACTTGCCATTTTATCTTAATAGTGACATTGCTGCATATACCAGCAATCCAACACACAGAACTCCACCAAAAAAGTATTATGATTTACTAACAAGTTATTTACCAGAAATGTACAAAAGTACATATGCTGATACAGATAGAACTCCAGAAATATTAGACAAGCTTAATCTTGCTTTGAATGATGGATTTAAGCAAATGGAAGATTTAGTAAATCAAATTATTGATCTTCTAGATGCAAATGTTCTTCAAGAACCGCTTCTAATTTACTTGGCTAACTTTTTCAATTTGAAACTGCGTAGTTCTGATCCAACTAGATGGCGCAAGCAAATTAAGAAAGCAGTGCCTCTTAACAAAATGAAAGGCAGACTAGAAGGACTTAGACAAGCATTAAGCGATGCAGGAATGGAATTAGTTGAATTTTCTCAATTGTGGCAAGTTGGGACAAAATATTCACATACAGAAAGTTTCTTGTATTCTGGCGAAACAATTTTTAAATTGTCAAAAGTAAGTTTAGATAAAAATAATACATTTTTTTTATTACAACTAGAAACTAATACTTCAGATTATGCAACAATAAGCTTAGACAACATAGAAATTTATACAAGTAATGGTGTTTCTTATATGAAATATATAGGAAACTCTCTAGAGCTATCTTCGAGATTAAAAATTACATATCAAATAAAAGAATTTCCTAATGAAACTCAAGTTCAAATTCATAATTACATATTAGGTTTGTCTTTGATTGACACAAGAGATGATCGTTATTTTGAGTATCCACCAAAGGATTGGAATACTTATGCAATTGAAGAGACAGATCCTTTGTTTGATGTGATTGTAAATGTTAAAAATCCATTTTATGAGCCAATTGTTTTTGGTAAAATTCGTACTGAATTTCCATATTCAGAACAAGCTTATAACATGGATGAATATAACGGTTCATTAAGAGACAGTTTTGATCCTAAAGATATTGACAAGAACTTTATTGAACCATGTAGAGATACAATTAGTGCTAGATATAATCTAGAACTTTCTGTTCAAGATTTATCTAATATAAGATTAGTCGAGGCACAAGAAATAATTGCTGAATACACGCCATTTCATGCAATTCTTCACACATTGAAATTTAATGGCTATATGGAAGACTATATGCTTCCAGCATATGAGTCTTGGCAGATTTTAATAAAATATAATGCTTCTGATTATTTGATTTCTGGTCAAGCTAATACAATATTTAACAGAAATATTAGACCTAATGTGTATGGTCAAGTTCTTAGAAATATGTTAGCAACAGCGCAAACCGCTGAAAGTGGAACAACAAATGGATATAATGAATCAATTATTTTGTTCTGTCCTTTGCAAAATTTAGAAACGATTGGCATTTCTAATAATTCATCTGACACATTATTAGAAATTTTATCTCCACATGTAAATAGCGGAGAATATACTGTTCAAAATCCTGTTGGTAATTATGTTGAAATAATTGGTTCGATTAGTGAACCTTTAAACACAACAGAATTTAGCTTTATACTTTCCAATATTGTTTTATCTGATTCTAATTTTGATGTTTATCAAGATAACTTGTATTTTATAACAGATTCTACCTTAGACTTCCTTTATTATCCAATAAAAACTATATTTGATGTTGACAATGGTCAGGCTGTTGCAAGTTGGAAGATACAAATTATTTCAACTGGATTAATTTATGAAATAACAAATATAGTCAACAATGAGATTTACTTGCTGAACGATGGGTCTCTCACAAATTCTTATTATGAAAATTTAGATTACAAGCTTCTTGATAATAGTAATAATATAATATTTGAATCAAATGATGGTATTTACAATGTTGTTTATAGGGGAAGAGTAGTAGTTGATGCTGGAACTGGTATTGGAAACATTCAAACATTTTTAACAAGAAACAATTATTTCTTCTTTGATGCTGATTCTTCTCAGTATTACATTGATGGATATCCAGATACATCAAACGAAATTTATATAGATAATTACAATGCTGGTGATCAAGGTGGAGTAAGTG